AATATTATTCAAGTTATGATACTATTATATCATAACGGGTGGAACTTGTAAACGGTTAGCCGTCAATTATCGCATTAATCTTTTTAATTTGTGCATCAATAACTGTATCACGACCAGGCCATCTAATGGTATCTTTCTCTGGAGATTTTTTTAAGTTGTATAATAAAGGAAGAATTAGTCTTGCCATATTCTCAACTTTAGTTTGAGCAGCTTGTTCTACAACATCTCTTACTTCATCAAAATCTAATTGAGCAAGAATACTATCAAGTTTATGTTCAATATTATTTGATGATGCGATTACTGTGTCTTGTACTGCGCTGTTTTGTACTGCATCAACATCAGCTTGAGTAACTTGAGCTTCCTCAAACGAGATACCAAAGTCAAAATCGTTAGGATCAAAATTATCTATTGCCATTATTGTTCTCCGAATGAGTATTTAGGTTTTAAGTTCCACTTATTCTTATCTTTGTGTGGAATGATTTTGAATGTATTATATTCAGCTATTGGTTGACTATTAATATCTGATACTACAGATAATAGATTCCATTCCTCTAGAAGTTTGATGATGCGATTACGTCGTTCAACGTCTTCAACTGTAAGATTAGACTGACGTCCATCTTGCAAGAACATCTCTTTAAAATGTACTATGTAATATTTACTTTTCTTGTGAAGTATATGCGCTGTTTGATATAGCACATTATCTTTATTTGACGCTATACCAATTCTAGTTAACGTTTCTTTTATCTTCAAAAAATCATCCGGCTTAGCTAAGCCAATTTCAACCATGATTTCCGGACTCCACTTTACGATCTGTTCCGTTTCCATTCAATCCACCTGTATTATATTGTTCTTTTAGTTGGATTAATTGATCTGAAGTTAAAATGCTCAAATATTCACCAGCTATTTTTATATTTATACTATATAGGTTTTTGAGAAAGTCGATATCATCCGACTTAACTGGTTTGTGCCATTTTGAGAATCTCTTCTTAGGGCGAACAGAATTTACGTAATAATCCATTAGAATCTCTGGTTCTAGATCTTCTAATAGGTCTGCTTGATATGATTGAAATATTGTATCAGGGAATTGAGACATAGCTCTATTCGTCAGAAATTCATTATACTCAGGTGGATCATCTTGTCTTAGAAGATTACCCTTGCCGGTATTAATCGCATCGATGATTACGAAAGGATTAGTCATCTACTTCCACTCGGCTGTCACCATCATCTCAGCGAAGAAAGCAACTAGGTGAATCTCAGGATCTGTAGCGAATGCAAGCTTATGTAAATATTCTGACATCATCACAATGATTTCTGGAACTGAAGCTGGTGCCAACTTATCAAGAGATTTGTTATAGATATCTTTAATAATTCTATCTGGTTCTTGATCTGAATTTTCACCAACCCACTTACGCATCTCTTTAAAGTCTTTACCCTTTATATAAGATAACAATGTATCAGTATCAGAACTTTCAACATTTGCTAATACAGACAACGATAGAGTACCACCACTCGAATGACGTTGTAATTCATTAAGAATTCTTCGATTGTCAGGGAAATGTTTTTCAATAACTTTAGCAACAATAGCATTGTCTTCAACTTCAACGTTCTCATCCTTGAGAATATTAACAAGACGCATCATCATCTGACCCATCAACTTAGGCTTATCAGAATTCTTTATTTTGAATTCAACGACAGAACATCTAGAGTGAAGGGGTGGAATAATCTTATTAGCATAATTAGCTGTAAGAATAAATCTAGCATTAGAGCTAAACTCTTCCATGAAATTACGTAATGCTGGTTGTACTGAATTAACATTGAGATAATCAGCCTCATCAAGAATAACAACCTTTGGTTTACCCGATAGAGACACTGTTGTCACATAATTTTGAATAGTAGTTCTCAATACATCAATCGATCTACCTTCATTACTACCATTAATAACTAAATAATCAAGATCTAATTCATTACATAGAGCTCTAGCTACGGTAGTCTTACCTGTACCAGCAGAGCCTGACAATAATAAGTTTGGAAAATCACCCTGATCTACATACTCTTGAAATGTATCTTTAATACCAGAAGGTAGAACACAATCACTTATTTTAGTGGGTCTGAATTTCTCGACCCAGAGAAAGTCTTCTTTATTCATATTAATTAATTGTCATTGCGATGTAATACGTTACATTACGATCTTTACTATACCATTTAGAGATACCAGCTTTAGAAACTTCGATATCATAGTCAGCAGGTAGAATATTAATATGGTAAGTCTTAACTGAAGCAGAGAAGTCATCACCTTGATAATCGCCTAATTCAATAGTGAATGAGTTAGATGAAGAGTTCTTAGTATCAGCAGCTTCCATTACAACCTTGCCTTCATTACTTTTAATGATAATATCTTCAACACCTAGAATAGATGCAGCTTTTAGTAATTTAACAATAGATGCATGAGGCAACTTGAATTGAACATCAACGTCAGGTAGAGTGATATCATCCTCAGGTGGAGTTACAATAACTGATTGATCAGCAAAGAAGTACTTACAACTATTGCCAGTCTGAGAGATCTTTACAAACTTTTGTTCAAAATCTAAAGAAGGATCTTCAAATAATGATAGAGCACCTAGAAAACCATTAAGGTCGTAGATAGCAAAGTCTTGATCGAATGTCTCTTCAATCTCTGCATTTGCAAACACATTCTTTTCGATTGCGATTGTTCTAAGTTTATTTCCTTTCTTTACTAGGATTGATGGGTTGATTGAAGAGAAGTTCTTCAGTGTTTCTACGGTATTCTTACTAAGTTTCATGCTGTATTCCTCATTGGTTATTGTATAGATATATTATAACATATTTAGTTGTAGTTGTAAACAAATTATAATATAGTTTCTGATATTTGGCTAAATTGCCCTGTTTTTGTTACTTTTATTGTACGTTTAAATTGATCTTCCATCTCGCCTTTGTGAGATATGACGAACATCTTAGTACTCTCTTGCTCTCTAATTATCTTCATAAAGTTCTCAATACCAGGTCTATCTAGAGAACTGTCTAGAATCTCGTCTAGTACTAAAATGTTTGTTGATAGTGAATTCTTCAACTTAGATAATTCTCTAAACGAGAATAGAATAGCCATATCGATTCGCAATTTCTCACCCTCTGAGAATCCAGAATATCCATACAACTCACGTCCATTCTTTGTTACTGACTCATTGAACAACTCATCAAGAGTCAGGGTAATATTGAATTCAAATTCTTTAAGATATTTGTTAATGATGGTATTTAATACTGGTAAATACTTCTTAATAATTCTAGATTTGATACCACCATCCTTCAACATAACTTCAATAGTGGTGAATAGTTTAGATTTGTTAATAAGAGTATATAATACTTTTTGTTTCTTATAAACATCAGCTTGATTAGTGCTCAATTCTGTCTCTAAATTTTCGTCAACAGTTGTGTCTTGATCTTCGACAGCCGCTTGAATTCTTTCTATAATTGACTGCAGTTTTGAGATCTCTTGATTGTTTGTATCATGCTTAGATGATATAGCATTATGTTCATTTATAGAATTTGAAATTGAATCGTACATGACATCCATCTTGTCTAAATTAATCTCCAATTCATCCTTGATTTTATTGTGATGTTCGATCATCTCAGCTTTAAAGTCTGAAGATATTCCCTGATCACAGGTAGGACATTGATCTTTAGTTGAGAATAATTTAATACTTTTCTGTGACTGTTTCATCTTAGACTCCGACTGAGTCTGAATAGTTCTAATTTTGTCCTGCTTTTCTCTTAGATCTGATACGTCATTTAGAATAAGATTTTCGTTGTCGATGAGTAACTCCGCTATTTTGCTTTGTAGATTAGCAACTTCAGTATGAGCTTTATCTTTTGATATCTTAGCTTTAGTCTTTACAGCTTCAATATGTCTCTTAGTAGATTCAATCTTAGTATTAATCAAAGCTATTTCATGCTCAGCATTTGATACTTCAGATCTAACCCCACTAGCTCTCTTCTTAAGAATATCGTTCATCATACCGAATATCTCGATATCTAACAATTGCTCAATAACTTTACGTCTATCACCGACTGGCAATCTCATAAATGGTGTATAGTTACCGGTACCGAGTACTACAATTTGTCTGAACGATTTCTCGCTCATGCTTAATACATTCTGTTCTAGCCAGACTTGTTGATCTTTTATCTTAGCATCGTTGTGTCTCTGTTTACCATCAATAAAAATATTGAATGTTGCTGGACGCATACCTCTTTCAATCTTGTAATGTTTTCCCTTAACGACAAACTCAACCTCTACCATCAACCCCTTTTTATTAGCGTTGTTGATAAGATCTGCCATTCCAGTCTTTCTAAAGCCCTTACCGAAAAGACCGTATGTTATAGCATCAAGGAAAGTAGATTTACCATTACCATTAGTACCCTTAACAAGAGTTGTATCGGCTTTGTTTAGGGAAATGTCAGTCCACTCATTACCGTATGAGAGGAAGTTACGAAATTTAATATTTTTAAATTCAATCATGTAAGTGCTTCATTATATATGTCGCTCAATAGAGCTTTCAATTCATCTTTATCATTCTTAGTATGCAATTCTGATTCTAGATTCTCCACCCAACCACGTAAATACGTTAGAGTATCTACAGCTTCAAAATCTTCAATATCGTCATCAGACAGCATTGTATCATCAACCTCTTCAATGATATTGACATCAGCTGCTATAGAGTCTAGATACGAAATAGCTTTATCAAATTCATGATAATCATCTCGCTTCTTAACAAACAACTTGATAATCTTATCTTTATAACTATCAATATCTTCTATACCATTATTATATACTACTTTCTCAAAAATGTTAATAGGGTTGTTGATATATTCATGCTCGCCAGTCTCTGTATCAAATACAGCGAATCCCTTATCATCATTGTAGTCAGCCCATGTAGTCTCATAGGGAGAACCGACGTAGAATACGTGAGCATCATCAGATCGAGTATGGAAATGACCTGAGAAAGCTTTGGTATATTTGTTTAAGAAATGACTAGAACGAGACGTGTATTGAGATTTGATGCCAGAATGCATAAAGAAGCCAGCCAAATCAAAATGACCAAAGCAATATTCAGAATTAGAGTTCTTTATATGTTTCAATACTCGCTCTTCATTGTCAGAGCAAATCCACGGAATAAGATCAATACTATCATGAATAGTAGTCGGTTCACTAATAACGTTGAATCGGTCTCTTAATAATTTATCTGGAGAATTAACTTCAATGGTTGTCTTAAAATATGAGTCATGATTACCAACAATAATATTAGCTGTTATATTATACTTCTCTAATTGAGAGAAAAACATCTCCTCAGCTCTCTTCAATGTGTAGAAATTAATGTTCTTTCGTTTATCAAACACATCACCGAGATGGATAATTTCGCTAATGTTATTTTCTACTAAATATGGGAAGAATATTTCTTTATAAAATCTTTCTTGATGATCAGCAAATAATGCTGAGTCATTCCTGACACCTTGATGCGTGTCTGTGATTAAAGCAATCTTCATTAATATTTTTTCTCGTTAAAGTGTTCTAATGGATCGTGTTCTTCATGAAACTTCATGTCTCCAGTGTCTTGTTTGTCAAGGTGGAAGAAGTTAGCAGAGTCTAACTGCGTATCGTATAGTTTAGTTTTCGTGTCGATTTGTTTTTTCTCTTGAGCGATACGTCTTAGGAATGCAAAGTAACAAATCTGTGAGAAATATGCAAAGGGATTGTTCGATTTATTATGATCGAATTTGTGACAGTAACGAATACAATTTTCGATTCCATCTAAGATCATCTCTTCTTTCCATGTATAACCAATGAAGTTGGGGCGGTTAGCTAGCTTTCTAGATATCTTCATGAAAGATACCGCAATTTCATCCGGAATGACAGGGCGTTTCTCCTCTCTAGCAAATGCTGCGTCACAGTCTGCTACAAAATCTTTCATCTGAATAAAAAATAGTTTATTATCTATGTAATGAGCTGGGTTCGGTTTTGTTTTAGTTTTCGCCATATTAATCTATTATACCATATTATAGTGTTATTGTAAACGGATCTTAGAGATTTCATAGTCGAATTTCTGCTCATTATAAGTTTTAATTCTGATCTCCCAATGTTTCAATCCATAGTTCTTATGTTTCTTATGTCTTAAATCGTCCGCTATATCGAACATCACGGCTTTATCTTTATTTTCTGACTTACGTAGAATTCTACCGATAGATTGAAGAACTCTAATTCTTGATTTTGATGGATGAGCAAATATCATAGAGTGTAGATTCCTGATATTTACACCTGTTGAAAATACACCAGTAGAAGCTACAATGATTGCGTCAGTATGACCCTCAGTAAGTCTTCGTATCTCCTCTCTGTCATCAGCATTAACTTCACCTG